TCCATTCGTCAACATATTCTCTGAAATGCATAAGAGCATAATCAACAATTTTATCTGGCTGCCAATTGATTTCTACATCACTTAAATCGTCTTTAAATAAAGATGCGGTTAAATGATACGCGCTTTGCCTAGCTTTCCATTCTTTCATAATAATCTAATAACCCTTTATATCCATTACAACTATTAGTTAAGTCGTGTACATACCGATAGTGTTCTGTTAAGCATTTCCCATAATAAGAACATGCCTTACATATATCGCTCAAATTATTCTCAGGTTCTTCACGTGCCCATGTTAAATATTCATGGTAAGTGTCGTACTCTTTAAAGTATTCTCTGTCGTATTTATCAAATTCTAAGACGCCAAATTTTCCACGCGGTGTTATGTAAACATGGTCATTACTAAAAGCATCATACTTACCTTCTATGCTATCGTATATATTATCTATGTTTTGAAAGTTAAAATTCTTTTCTGTATTTGCTTCATCAAATTTAATAACGAAATCTTCAAAGTCTTTATGAGTTACGTTATGTTGGTTTGCCTGATTAATTGAATATGGTTTAATTTCAACTGACTTAATATTAGAAATCATATTAAGCGTAAATATCATAAACTCTACATCCATTTCTAATACTTTTGGCGAGGCTAATATTAATACGGATAAATCTTTATTGGCATTCATCATGTTATTTAAAACGTGCTGTTCTTTTTCTCTGGCATGGAAATCGTATGATACGGATAATGTTACATCCTCATCTCTAAAAAAGTCAGGGAATGCCGATAAGTTAGTATTGATATTAATGGGACCTTTATAATGATTGCGTATTACTTTCTTTAATGAATAATAATATTCTGGCGATAGTAAACCAATTTCTCCACCATATAAATCAACATGACCAACCTTGTCAGTAATTTGTTGTAGGCTGTTTTCTAACCACAAAGGAGTAATTTTATGTCTATCGTTTAATTGCTCTGTAGTTAAATAACAGAAATCACAAGCAAAGTTACAATAGTATGTTGGATTAATTGATAGATTCATTAACATAAGGTGTCGCCAATCCCGGATCCATTCCGTTTATTTCAAGTATTCTTGGTGCTAGTTTTTTCATATGATAACAATGATCCTCAGCTTGACCTTCACGTTTCATATCACGCACAGTCTTTTTACATCCATTACATATATCAAACATTGGACAAGTATAACAAGCTGATTTCATTGTCTGTATATTTGGATCGTTTTGTAATGGTGTCTGCATTTCACCATTCATTTCCTCTTCAAAATCAATAGGGTAATCATAGTCGTCAGCAAACGAACCGCATGAATAATAATCACCACCTGGATTAAATGCACGGATACCACTATCACATTGTCTATTCTGTGGACAGGTTGTCCAACTATTTTTATTTAGTCTTATCATCATTTGCTTAGTATTATATTCGTATTCAGCCAAACCCATATCATATATCTTTATATAAGTTTCGTATATTTTACTTAGCCTAAATGTAGAACCCTGTACGCCAGAAGCCATTGCATAATTTAATTTACATTCAACTCCCATTTCTTTCGCTAATTCTACATTTTTAATTGCATCATCAAAGTTTTCATCAACGATTACAGAAATAAAATCTGGTCGAGAGCCAGTATGTTTTAACATAGCATCTGATACCCGCCAAAAATCTTTTTCAGTAAACTCAGAGTAATCGCCTTTTAATCTTCCACCACCATATTGAAATGATGTAGTACATCCAAATCTTTCGTGTTTAAATAAAGGTAACCATTTCTCTGGTCTAATAAGGAATGGCCAAAGATTTGATGTAAAACTAATTGATGCAGGATAATCATGTTCGTCAAGGTGAGCAATCAAATCCCAATACCATTTTGGATCAACCATTAATGGATCGCCACCATTTACAATAATTGTATTAGTGTCAGGATAGCGTTTTAGAAATTTATAAACATATTCTAAATCAAGTAAACCAGCCTTATCAGCATCAATATCAGTTGATGAACAGAAGGTACACTTGAAATTACAAGCCTCTGTTGGCTTAATAATTAAATCCATCCTTTGTCACCTGCAAGTTTCATCATTAGAGTTTTAGGTGCTGGACAAACATCATCCATCCATTGAAGTTGGTGACAATCAGAATGGCAATATATAAACACTGGGCAGTCATAGCAACGTGGATCTCTTTCGTGCATTTCACATGATATAACTTCCATACGTTTTGGTGATTGACGAACTTCTTTTGCAGGAGTATCAATAGTACCATACCATTGAGTTGGTGCAGTGTTAGGACAACCGGCTACAGTTCCATCAGCATTAATCGTATGTAACTTTTGCTCGCAATCTCTACAGAAGGTACCATTAAAGAATTGACCTTTACTAAACTTATCGTATACAGTATTAAGGAAACTATTATATACAGGATGGTCCTTAGTCTTTTCATGCATATCCATCCAAAACGCGTCAAGCTCAGAGTTATGTGGAAAAATATCAGTATTGATTGTAGCATTACCGTCATGTGTTAATCGTTCATAATTAATAGCACCTACACCAAGTGAATGCATATAGTCAGCGATTTCAACAGGATCCATTTTAACTACATCTTTTGAAACTGATATAAAACATTTAACAAAACATCCTTCGTCAACTAAACGTTTTACATTGTCTTCCCATAGTTTACGCTGCTTTTCGTTAGAGAACCTAATGTTTGGATCCCAAGATGTGCCTACAGAACCACCATCTAATAATTTTAAAAACTCAAGTCTTTCATCAGTAAGTTTATAAACCAAATTAGTTGTAATACCATGCGTACATCGGTCACCCCAATGTTCTTTAGTAATATTATAAAACTTCATTAGGTCTGCCATAGGTGCTAATAAAGGTTCACCACCGTGGTATTCAAAATGTATTTCGTTTGTACCATCACACAACTCATTACACCACCTAGCAGTCTTTTCAGCATCAAAGTAGATTTTTCTACCGTTAATACCAGACGTAAAGCAGTGTGCGCAATTAAGATTGCAGGTTTCAGTCGTTTTTACGTATACGAGTAAGTGTTTCTGTATCGCCAATGCCATATGAGATCATCAATGCCTTTTCATAATTAAGTGCTCTGTGTTTAGTATTTTTAGCAATACCAATTTTGTCGCGCGGTCCTAGTGTATATTCTTTACCATCTATTTCTAAAGTCTTTTTACCGGCTATGCACTCTATTAAAATATCTATAGGATCCGTGTGAGTATCAAACGATGGACCATTGTCATTGTTATAGAAGATGTGCGCAGTTCCAGACATATGTGGAAACCATTGCTCGGCTTGTTCTACTTTAATCGTAGCTTTGTTTGCTAATAAAATTGTAATCGCACCAAGATAAGAAATGTATTCTGAATGTTCTAAATAATGTTGATTGCCATCGTTATCTATATGAGATACATCGTGGTTTTTAAAGCAATCTTCTGTCATTAACCAGTTTTCAAATTCTTCAAATGTTTCTATCATAATGTAGTTCCAATCATAATGTACTAATATATTTATAATAACATATAGAACCTAATTTGTCAACCAGTAATATGTTATAAATAGATTCATATATTATGGAGATTGTGTTATGGAATTTAAAGAAATGTGGCCAACAAAGATTGGCTCAGGAAAATTTGATACTGATGGATTAATAGAATATATCTTTACTAACTATGATTTAAATAACATGGAAGGTGAAGTAAACGGTGGAAATATATTCAAAGATAATTCAGATGAAATGAATAAATTTAAAGACATGGTATATAGCAACTTTGATCGCTATCTCTATGCAAGTATCGGTAAACATATTACAGATTATAAAGCGCACGAGATGAAAGCGTGGATTACTGGTCATGGAAAAGATTATAACATGACTATACATAATCACTCAGGTGCTCATCTGTCTGGTGTATTTTATATACTAGCTGAAGACCAAAACTCTGGCGGTGATATTGTTTTTTCAGATCCAAGAACAAACGCAAATCGTGGCTACGATGATTGGTGGAACGATGTATTTGATAAAAAAGCAATCACACCAAGAACTGGAGATTTTATGATATTTCCAAGCTTTACATATCACCATGTTAACCCTTACTATTCTAGTCTTAGAATATGCGTACCAGTTGATTTATATTTGTACCGTGGTGGTTAATTATAAATAGAATTAGATTTTAAACAAGTGTAAGATTAATCAAACACTAATAATAAATGGAGACAATAATGTCATTTACATATACTTATACTGTCCGTAACCTGAAGGTACAAGATCAGGTAAACGCGGCCGGCGAAACTTTAACAAACGCAGTAGTTCAAACTTACTGGGAAATTCAAGGCACAAATGAAGCAGGGCAAGTTGGTTCTTTCTCTGGCGCTACTCCGTTCTCAGCAGAGAATGTACCAGCAGGATCATTTACACCATTTGAAGAATTAGAAGAGGCTCATGTTACAGCTTGGATTGCTGCAGTGATTAATGCTGATGCACAATACAAAGCGCATATTGATGAGCAAATCCAATCAGACATTGACAGCAATGTACAAACTGAAATTTCTGGTCCGGAATTGCCTTGGGGTGTAGAGCCTGAAGCACCAGTAGAGTAAGAGTATGAGCATGACTTACACTTGGGAAATACTAAAGCTTGGTACATTAGACCAAACTAATGACGCGGGAGAAGTTTTAGCAGATGCCATTGTTTCTGTTAAATGGAAAAAGATAGCAACTAATGACGCGAATAAAAAAGCAAGTTACGTTTCAACTACAAAGCTCGACTTATCAACTACATCGGCTGCAGATTATATCGCACTAGACGATGTTAATAAAGCCAATGTTATAGAATGGGTAGAAGAAGCGTTAGGCGCTGACAAGATTGCTACGATAAATACAATTCTCGACTCAAAGGTTGAACAAAATACAATGACTATGATTACCCCTAACTGGTAATCTATTAAATACTTTATATTATGGAGTTATTATGCACGATTTGCACATGGGTGGTTTAGCCACATATGCTTTAAAACGAGGTGGTTCAATCCATCCTGTAATTATACCAAAAGAAGTTCTTGGTAATGAAACGGGGATTATGAACCCCTCGATTTTTCAGCACAAAGATAAACTCTTTATCAACGTAAGACACGTTAACTATTATCTATATCACAGTGAAGGTAAAAAGTTTCCTCATCAGTGGGGTCCTTTGGTGTACATACATCCAGAAAATGATGTAACACTTACAACGCATAACGTTATGTGCGAACTTGACAGTAATTTAAATATGGTCAATGCACAGCGTGTTAAAATGGCTTTGGACACGGGTAAGCCAACATGGAACTTTATTGGTTTAGAAGATTGTCGACTATTTAATTGGGAAGATAGAATGTTCCTATGTGGTGTACGCAGAGATTGTTATGATGATAAAGGCCGTGGTCGTATGGAAATGGCAGAAATTGAATTTATTGATGGTCAATGGACAGAGGTTTCTCGTAATCCTATTCCTTCTCCAAATGGTGATAAATCATATTGCGAAAAGAATTGGATGCCGATCCTTGATATGCCATACCATTTTATTAAATGGACTAATCCAACACAGGTTATTAAATACGATATTGAAACACAAACAACTGAAGACGCAATATACGATAAAGAAAAATACATAGAAGCTAATAAAGACTTTAGAGGTGGATCGCAGGTTATTCGCATTAACGATAATCAGCGAATGGCATTTATCCACGAGACAAATCTATTAAGAGATCCTTTTGGTAGAAAAGATGGTAACTATGCGCATCGAGTAATTATCTGGGATAATGATTGGAATATTGTCCATAAGTCTAGGGAATTCCATTTTATGGGAACGTATTACGACCACGTAAAAGGTCAGGATTATAATATTGAGTTTGTTACGGGAGTTACTATGATAGGTGACGATATTCTAATATCCTATGGATGGCAGGATAACGCTTCTTATATATTGAAGCTACCTAAAACAGTGTTTGCTAACTTTTTACAATTAGGTGAAATATGATATTTAAAAATAAACAAGTACTGCATGATGTTATTATGGATTACGATAATCCTTTTAAAATGTTTGACTTGGCAAAAGAATATGATAAATTAAAACAAGGGGCTGCGGCCTTTGGTTGGTATTTACGTGCCGCAGATTTTTGTGAAGGTGAAACATACGAAGAAAAAGAACTTCAATACAAATGTATGGTACTCGGTTCGGCGTTATTTGCCAGATCAGAAGCCAGAAATCAAACGGTTAATGGTTTAATCAAAATGGCCATATCAGTTTTACCTAAAAGACAAGAAGCGTATTATTGGGCTGCTCGATATTCAATAGACCAAAGTAATTTTAGAGATGGTGCGATGTATGCCAAAATGGGTATGGATTGTGAAGACGTTGAACCAAACGCTGAATTAAATTACCCTGGACCAGTTGGTTTAGATTATTGCTTTGCTATATCTAAATGGAAATCAGATGGTAGAGATGACTCTAAAAATCTATTTTTTGATTTAAAACATAAACGTAAATTAGATATGAATAAAGAAATGCGTGAAAGCGTAGATTGGTGGATTAGTCAAGTAGGGTATCCTAGTACGCTACCATACACTGAAAATGAAAGTCATAAATACAGATATAAGTTTGATGGTTCAGATGAAATAGTAAAGAATTATTCTCGTCACTTCCAAGACATGTTTGTCTTATCAACTTTAAATGGTAAAAAGAACGGTACCTTTGTTGAAATAGGATCAGGTCACCCAACTCTATTTAATAATACATACCTATTAGAAAAAGAATTTGGCTGGAAAGGTTTATCAGTTGATGTTTCTGAAAGAATGTGTGCTATTTTTAGTAGGAAACGAAATACGACCGCGGTACTTGCAGACGCCGGTAAAATTAGTTTTAAAGATTTATTTAAACAAAACTGTATTGAAAACCAAGTAGATTTTTTACGTATTAATGCAGATAACGCGTCATTGGTATCATTAGAGAATATACCTTTTAATGAATATGAATTTTCAGTAATTCAAATCCAACATAACGAATGCTGGTGGGGATCAGATCTTAAAGATAAAACTAGAAAAATCTTAAAAGAAATTGGATATAAATTATTGGTACCAAACGTTGCTATTGATGAAACTAATGCTTATGAAGATTGGTGGGTACATCCTGGGTTTATTAGGCAAGATATGCGTACAAATAAAGAAACCAATTTTGCTTGGGATTATATGATGAAGGAGAGAAGATGAAACCGGTAATTTGCACAGGAGGGTTCGACCCTTTACACTCAGGACATATTGAATATTTTAAAGCCGCTAAGGAAATGGGTTCTATTCTATTCGTTGGTGTTAATAGTGATGAATGGCTAACTCGTAAAAAGGGTAAACCTTTTATGTCTGCTGAAGAACGTATGGCTATTATTAAAGAAATTGGATGTGTAGGCCATGTATTTACTTTTGATGATTCAGATGATACTGCCTGTGATGCTATTCGGTATGTAGCAAAACAAGCTCCTAGAGGATCAGAGATTTTATTTGTTAATGGCGGCGATCGTAAAAAAGGAACAACACCAGAGGTTGAGTTTGCTAAAGAATTGCGCGATGAGTGTAATATATCATTTGTATTTGGCGTTGGTGGTGAAGATAAAAAGAACAGTTCATCATGGATCCTAAAGGAATGGGATAAGCCAACAACTCAGAGACTATGGGGTAAATATAGAGACTTAGACCAAAATGGCCATTGGAAGGTTAAAGAGTTATCAGTTGATATTGGTAAATCATTATCGGACCAGCGTCACTTCGTTCGTTCTGAACATTGGCATATCGTTGATGGTGAATTAAAAATGGATTTAGAATTTAATAATGGTTACTCTACATCTAAAATATATAAAACTGGTGACAGTATTGATATTCCTGTTAAATGTTGGCATCATGCAACTAATGTTGGAGACCGACCTGTCAAAGTAATTGAAGTTTGGATGGGAAATACTCTATCAGAAGACGATATTGAAAGAAGATAACATTATTATTTTTTAGTAGATAAATCTATTATATCACACTGGATTTATATGTCAACTTCTTTTTTTATAAATATATAAAAATAATATTGAAACAAAGGAGAAAATGATGGCTTTTCAGTTATCACCGGGAGCTCGTAATGGTACACTTCAGTCATTAGAGACAACAGTCGGTGCAAACCCTATTTTAACTATCGCAACTGGTGTGGCACCTACAGAATGTCAATCAGCAAATACTGGTAACATCGTTGCTACTATGATATTGCCTACCGAATGGTTAGCAGTTCCTTCAGGCGGTGTAATTCAGTTGTCTGGTAATTGGCAAGACTTATCTGCTGATGCGTCAGGTACAGC